GACTTGATACCACCATCTTTGAGTAGAGACGATGCAATTTCATATCTCTCTTTTTGTAGTAGCAATGTCTCATGCAATGATTGCATTTTCATTAGCTCACCATTCAGATCATCAAGATCCTCGGCTTCTTGTAACGTTGGAACTTCTTTTAGTGTAGCTTCAATCTCTTGAATATGATTTCGTGTTGTTGTCATCTCACTGTTTAGTTTGATGATAGTTTGATTCACATCATTGATAGTTTGTTGTATCGCAGATATTTCTTCTAGTCTCTGTCCTACTTGACCAAAATGGTTCATCAACTCATCGATGCCAGATTTGATTTCAATTTGTTTTTCTTGTTGTTCACAGATGTGTTCTTCTTTAAAATCCTCATCGATATCTTGTTTACATGTCGGACACGTGTCGTGATCTTTAAAGAAATCTATAGACGTTTGAATATTTGAAACTTTGTAGTCGAGTTGACTCTTCAATTGTTTTAGCTTATCATTCTTACCTTTGACTTTTTCTTTATCAATGATTGAATCGTTTAAATGTTTTGCAGTGTTCAGTCTACCCTCGTATGTAAATTGTAGATCTGATAGATGACTATTCAAGTCTTTGATCTTAGCAATCTTAGCATCGCGATCAGACTTTTGCATTGACATAATCTCGTTCATATGTTTTTTTGTCAGCGTAATCTTTTGTTCGAGCATATCAGTATTGTACTTTGCTGCAATGACATCATCTTTATTCTTCGTCATTCTCTCTTTCAAGAGATTATTCATCTTCGTAAAGATTTCAATGTCGAGTAGATCTTCGATAACATCACGACGTTCCCACACTTTCATCTGCATAAACGGAATAAAGTTAGCAGAACCAATCACTACGATTTGTGTGAATGACTTGTGATTTAGTTTTAGTACATTCTTCTCGAGATATTCTTGATATTCTCTAATAGATGCATTCTGATCGATCATTCTGCCATCACAGAAAATTTCAAATACGTTTGGTTTGATACCACGACGAATCAAATATTCTTTGCCTTTAGCAGAAAATTCTATCTCAACAAGACATCTTTTTGAGGTGATACTATTGACAAGTTGTGGCTTGTTAATGTTACGATATGGTTTACCGTATAATGAGAAAGAAATGGCATCAAGCATTGTTGATTTGCCTGCACCATTTTCACCAACGATCAATGTTGATGGCGCTTTATTCAAATGGATCTCTGTCCATTGATTACCCGTCGACAAGAAGTTTTGCCAACGTACTACTTTAAAATATAACACTATTCAGTACTCAATGCTTCATGGTATAGATCATAGAACAGATCATTCATAGGTTGATTATCCTTCAGCTGAAGATTATCTATATACTTACGAATGATTGTAATAGTATCTTCTGCCTCATCAATAATATTATCATCTACCTCTATGTCGAGATTAAAGTTGTCTTCAACGACTTGCATATGTGCAGGATTACACGCATTCAATTGATCGATGAATAGATCAAACAAATATGGATTGTCCTTGTTCTTGACAACTACCTTTACGTGTGTGTCTTTTAGATGATCGAACTTTTGTAAGAGCACATGTTCACCGATCTTATCGTCATAGAAAACCTTATGGAACATTATAAACGGATTTTGATAAAAAGTTAACTCATTTGTTTCTGTATCAAGGATATGAAATCCTCGAGGATCGTCATAGTCTGACCATGTCATCTCATATGGCGCGCCGAGATAATGGATATTGTCTTTAGAAGACTTATGATGAAAGTGACCTGAGCATACCATGTCGAACTTCTGAAATGCCTTATGTGATAGACCGTGATCGATCACTGCACCACGATACATTTCAAAGCCTTGAAACTCGAGATGACCAAGACATATATCAGATTTTGATTTATCGATTGCATACATCGCGACATCATAGTTCTGACTATTAATCCATGGCATCATAAGAATTGTTGTGTCATGGAAATTTACTTCAGTAGGTTCAGAATATACATGTAAGTCAAACTCACCAAGCAAAAGTTCGGGAGCGTTGATTCGATTAGTATTCTTAAAATAGATGTCGTGATTGCCTACGATACAATGTAGGCTTAAATCGTCACGCGCGATAGGATCAAAAAAGTAATCACGGCAACGAGACAAGGTGTCAAAATTAACATACTTGCGCCTGTCGAAAATATCTCCGAGCTCGACGATATCTCTGATGCCCATTTCTCTAAGAGTTGGGAAAAAGAACTCTTCATAGAATTTTTTGTAATATTCGTGGAATTGGATGCTGTCATTACGTACTCCGAAATGTTGATCGGTAATCAATGCAAGTTTCATTCAGTAAATTTCTCCAGGCCTTTTGGCTCTGCTGTCTTTTTCTTTTTCTGTCTGTTTTCAAATTTATCGATGATAGGCTTCATCTTTTCGTTTGCAATATCATAGTTCTTATATGCGTCTGAGCCTTCATCATCGAGGAGTTCTGCATCGACTACTAATTGTTCGAGTGATTTGTATTTGACGTATGTTTGCTTCTTCTCTTTTTCGATACGTCGTAGGAATGCATACCAAATAATTTGTGTGAAGTATGCAAATGGATTCTTGGATTTTTCTGGATTAAAGCTGTGTACTGCTACTACACAATTTTCAAGGGCATCACAGATCATCTCATCTTTATATGTGTATCCAGAGAAGTTAGCTTTTGTTGCTAACTTGGTAGCGATCATCATAAAGCATTTGCCGATATCTTCTGGCACTCGTGGTGCTGGCTGACCTGCTTTTTCTGCATCAGCGCAATTGGCTTTGAATTGTTGTAACAGAGCATAGAACTCTTTGTTGTTGATATAGTTTGCCATCAGTGTACCTCATGATCACCTTTTAATTTTTCGAGCATCGCATAAAACTTTTCGTCGTTTAAGCGAGTTTTCTTTTTATGACGCCGAGGTTTTTCTTCCTCGATATCATTATTATAACTCATTTTGCAGTCAAATAATTCCTTCTCATAAAAATCTATGAGAGAATCAACTGGGTCTTTAAATATATGCATAATACATTCATTTGGTATCGAGACTTCAAACGATTTTGTAAAGATACAATACTTAGTAAAGTACATGACTGGCGCGCCATTCTCTTCTGAGATATGGTATCTCATTCTCATTGCATCATCTAGATCAATGCTGTTCTCGTTTTTAATTAACATCTTACCAAATAACTCTTCACCACTTTTTAATTTTACGACTACGTGCATTAGTCCAATCCTATGCTATACAATTTGTAGTCAAACTTCTCTTCATCATATATCTTAACTCTTTCCATCAAATGTTTTAGTGTGAAGTTTGATGTGGATTTCCATGAAAGATCATCAGCAATATCATATAGTACTGCTGAATCTTTTGTATTTGATTTTCTCAGTCCTCTTCCTATCGATTGAAGATTACGTATCTTCGACTTCGATGGACTTGCAAAAATAATTGAATGAAGATTCTTAATATTTACCCCTGTTGAAAAGGTACCGTATGATGCTACTATAATTGCGTCATTCTCTTTCTCTACGATACCACGAATGTCATCACGTTCTTCGCCTTTGACACCACCATGTATGAAGAATACCTTACGATCGCCAGCTTCTTCTCTTATCATCTCTTCCAGTATCTTACCATGTTTCTCAACATATTGAAATAATAATAATGTATTCCCTTCTAAAGAAAGAGCAAGGTTTTTGATAAACTTATTTCTGCCTTCATGCGATACAAGAAAATCCATTTCGGCTTGATAGTCCATCTTCGATACTATTTTACGTATCTCGTCATGATACTTCATAGCCAGTATTTTGATCTTAAACTCTGCCAATGTACCGCTATCCATCAACTCTTTCGTTGATATGACTTTCTGTGCAGGACCAAACAAACCTTCGAGCACAAGCTTATGTGTCTGTGTACCATCTAATGTACCAGTAAAACCAAAACGATACTCTGTATCTTCCATCTTTTCTAAGATAGAAGTCAGTGATTTGGCTTTGAAGAGGTGTGCTTCGTCACCAATCACGACATCAAACTTCTTAAACCAATCTTTACGTAACTTATAAATCGACTGCCATGTTGTGATGACTACTGGTTTGTCTGTGTTCTTGTCTTTACCGCTGAATATCTTATGACAATATTTCTCGCTGTTGAATCCATACTCTTCGAAATCAGAGTACATCTGATGTACCAGTGTAGTCGTAGGTACAATAATAAGTGTCTGTCGTAGTAACCTACGCATGATCATATAGATGATGAAGGACTTACCAGAAGCTGTGGGTGAGATGAATAGACCACGCTTATATCGTATTGCGTCTACATATGCCTCAAGTTGATAGTCTCGGGGTATCATCGTAAACTTTTCTTCTTCAACAAACTTCTTCGCTTCTGCTACAGAATAGTTTTCAGCGCTGTTATCGTACTCGAACTCTA